TCACACTATTAGCCGTGATTGTATTATCGTGATTATCATTGACACTTTTGATCGTCAGCAGGTTTGTTAACCATTTTATCTTGTTTATCAGATATGGCCTCATGCCTAAGGTCGTTGGCAATCCTAATTCTAGTTGTGAATGATGGAATTTTGCTACCGATATTCCCAGTATTTCCTGTTAACACCAGCATATACAAATAATAATATCCATTTGTAAGGACATACAAAAGTCCATGAGTGACGAGTTTCCGTCAGCAACTAAATGCGTCAATTAAATAGTAGTTGTATTTGAATTGTCCATCCGACTGGTTAAACTCTGACAGAAATTACATTATTGGCAGTTCCCGTCAAAGTGACTTCCGAAGTAAAGGTATATTTTTCTCCAGGCACTAAAGGATAGAAGAGCCTGTAGTAATTAAAATTACTGACATTGGCTGAAATTATTAAATCATTAGCGGTACCCGTCAAATAATTTCGATGATCTTCAACATCAGTTAACTTATTAAACGGCTGTACCTGAACTCCATTAAGTTGTTCAGTTCCATCTTTGTTATCAGTAACTTTGGTCGCAATATCTTTTGCTAAGCCGTAAGCGTCGCCGTTTTTATCAACTGGATCAACTTTAAAGGTCTTTTTACCATCAACCGTCTCATCGCCAGTCGTATGAACAACTGTATCGTTGGTAGCAAACGAATCATTAATCGATATTAAATTTAATTTGACTTGCATTCGAAAAGCCAATGTTGAATTTATAAGTGTATGAAACCGGAGTCCTACCAGAAAAAGCTGGTATTGTATCTGGACTATTTGTTGATGTGATAACTGCAATTAATGTGATTGCCCATTTTGAGAATCAGATCCCCAAATTCCAAATACCCATGCCTTGTAATCAGCTCTTATGGATGAGTTATCAACGACTGTTGAAACAATCAAAGTATTACTATTTTTAGAAAATCCGTTTGCGCTAACAGTTTGCACTACCTTGGGAACAGATGTCATCGTTGAGATATCCGTTGTCGATGGTAATTGAGTATCGCTTATTTCTATCTTATCAATGCTTAGTGATGACTTGTTGGCCAATATTTGAGCAATAAGGTTGTTCCCGTTAGTAGTTACTTTTGCCAAGTCATATGCCATGTTAATTGCCTCCTTTTACATTAACTTCTTTAACCATGATGGACTGAGTCCCAACACCTACATATTCAATTAGTTTAGAATTGTTCATAAACGCAATTGTATTAATCATAACTCCGTTTAGCGTAGCCGATGATAGTCGGTCCATCAGCACGAGCAATGTTTGGTTAGAAGTGATCAAGCTGGTTGGTAGTTGATCAATATCAACCACTTGCGGATTACCCACCATTTTAGTTCCATCCCAATGATAATCAGTGTGAGCTTTTAATCCAGAACTCTTGGGATCAATTTGAAGCGCATTACAAACAATATTAATGATATCGTTAATTGTTCCACCTGAATGAGCAGCTAGAATTTTTGTCTTAAGGATAAAACGATAAGTATCATCATTGGCTCCATATCTTGGTTGGTGAATATCATCACCGATTTCGTCAAGTTGTTCGCCGACAGCTTCATCAATTATCCATGAACTATGAATACTTTCAAAGTTGTTGTCCAGCCATAACTGAAAACGCGTCAGTATCCGAATTAAAGTGTTGATGTTGCTCCCTGCACCAACCGCAAACCCGCGATCAAACATTTTGAATATTTCTGGGTACACATCTTTATATTTAGTTTGGTACATAGTCGACCTCCACATTATCATCAGTAATAACTGGAATTTCGAAGGCTGTTAGTGCGATGTTATTAGTACTTAGTTTGCTCTTGTCGGTTCCAATCGCGATATCCGCGTAATTGATTCCATCAATCGCATAAATGTTGGAGAAGAACTGATTAGTAACCACTTTGGCTCCCATTTGCAAGCTTTCAATGTAACCTTCGATAGCAGCCTTAATGTCATCGGTACCTTCATTTTTATCAAAGCTTTCATTGACTTTAACACTGACTTTGGCAAAAATCGGTGTTTCTTGTGGACGATCGAAGTAGATCGTGTGCGCTTCGCCAGAATCATCGATTGCTGTGCCACTCTTAGATCCATATAGAGCAATGCCACCGCCGCCAACTCGGAAGATAGTGTTCACCACATCTTGTGCTACACCACCTTGGACATAATAGTGAACGGTCTTAGGTGGATTGCCATACACATCAGGTTTACTAGCTGAAGAATTATAGACACTTTTAACGGCCGTTACGCCTTGTGTGTTCATTAATGCCGTATAGATCCCGTTGATGGTACCAGACTCATTAGAGTTGGATGCTAGAAGTAGCCTTGTTCTAAAATCAAGATCCGTTTCCATATCCTGGCCACCTTCAGCTGCATCATGATTAGTCACTTTATCAATTTCTTCAACAGGCGACTGTTGGTTAACAATTGTACCTGCATCAACATTGTATTGTGATCCTAACTCGCTTGAAACAACAATTGTTGATCCGACTCCGTTTACATCAAGTTGACAATCATCAACGGAATAAAATTCATTTCCCTTGTCATCCATAAATACAGTACCGGTCGGAATTACATAACCCGCAGTACCAGTAAATGATAAGGTCACGCTGGATGCTTCAGCTTGCTTTCGCATTAACCCATAATTGCCGCCAACCCGATCAAGGTTTACACCCGTAGATTGCTGAATGTAGCCAGAGTCATGAACATTTTCACCGTTTTGATCAACATTGACGGCTATTTTGGCCAAAACTCGGGCGAGCGTTCCCCAAAATGACCTGGGCGATACATTGGTATCTTCTCCGTTTTCTCTTCGAATAAAGCCTTGAACGGTATCTAAAGCATCGTCATAATTTAGCGGCGTATAACCATTTTCATCAATCATTGACGACACCCGCCTCCCATACAACTTCTTTCAATTGATTCTTAACTTCAATCGTAATGTGAACTTTGAGCACTCTTGCTTCCCGTTCGAAATCTACACCGTGAATATCATCAATTCGCGGGTCTTCAAGAAGCGTTTCTCTAATCGCTGCAGTCACAAACTGATCGTGAACATTGCTTCCAATTACGGCTCCCCAGTCAAGGCCTTCATCGGTATCAAGAACCCAACCACCTTGGCGGGTATTCAGGGCGATCATACATGATTGTGCGATTTCATCAAGACCGTCAACCATTGCCACGCTGCCTTTATCATCTTGCTCAAAATCGCCTTGATCATTTATATAGACATCCGTTGCCATTTAATTCACCTACTTCATATCAATCTTGCCGACGATAACGCCATCGTTAGCATCATGCATCCGTTTGCTATCAATCTTGTAGACACTATCGCCCTTGGCGTTAGAGGTATCTCGGTCTTCAAACACAACCACCACAACATCCCCCACTTGATAGTTGATTGTCATTTCTGCATAGAATGGCGCAAAACTATGTGAGTCGCCAATGTCATCGTGGTATTTGATCTTAATCGGGATAAATGATGCTTGCAGGCTCAGAAGCTGTGGCCGCTTGGCTCCATCCGAAAACAAAGCCAGCGGCTGAACATTATACGTTTTATCGGCATTCACCTTAACAATTTTGCAGCGAATGGAACCATGAATATCACTCATCACATCGTCCCGAAACATATTAAAAAATTCATTAACGTAGTCACGACTTTTAGTCATTTGGCACGCCTCTTTTTCTGCTTTTCCTTAAGCTTTTTTCGATTAGCAGCGTCCAACTTCGCTTTGGTCTTTTTATCTTTGGTTTCAGCTTTTTTGACCGAAGCTGAATTCTTCTTTTTGTATTTAGAGTAGTCAACCAGGTCAAGTGTTGATGTTCCTGAATCATCAGTAATAGAGGTTGTGCCGCTATTAATTAGTACCCAGCCACTCAAGGTTGTACTTTCAATATGAAAGATATACCCAACGGTAAAATACGGCCTAAAAAGAGCTACAACTTGATAGTGTTGTAGCCCATCATCCGAATCGTCTTGAGGTTCCGGCTCCCCAAGCATTCCGGTATCATAGTTCAAATAGAAGTTCGATTTTTTGTTCTTGGAATAATCCGCAATCTCCAGTCGGCCATTCGGATAAGCTATCGGTGTCTTACACTGCGAAGCAATACTTTTAATGGCACTCATCGGTTTTGCTTTAGCCGTGTAGCCCTTGGTAAACTTCTTATCGTATACGAGTTTTAGCTTGTATATTTTTATCCCGGCCTCCTTGGCAATCTTTTTGATGATTGAAGAACCCTTGGTATTTTTTGCAAAAGATAAGGGTTTGTACTTAGTCTTTTTAGTTACCTTAGCTTTAGCAGTATGGTTAGCTTTTTGCTTAACATATTCTTGTCGTTTCTTTTTGGCAAAAGCATTTTTCTTGGTAATGATTGTATGCCCATAAGCTCGAAGCTGTTTGCTTGTAGCGCCCGGATGGCTATCAATCCACTTACGGCGCTGTGCATTCATCTTGCTATTGTAAGCAGTGATTGTTTGGTCAAGCGTTTTTTGCGCAGAAATTGACCTTGAAGTAGTCGCCTTTTTCTTAACTTCAGGAAGTTTGTCATAATCACTGCCATCAACGATAGTGATTGTTGTGCTTTTTCCTGATGAATCGATTGTCGATGGCGTTGGTGTTGCCAATTTGCCTTCCATGATGATGCCGACGTTATTCGATGAGCCATCTTCACCATACCAGCCGCCATAAACCCGAGCGTTAGAACCCTTCGTCAAATAATTAATATCTTCAGCCGGCAAGTTCATCACCGAAACTTGCGTCGTCTCCTTGCTGCCGGATGCATAGGACGCTTCAATATCCATTGAGATGTTATCAGGTACTTTGGCGTAACTCTTGAGAGTTAATTTGCCTTTTTTGCCATCAATCTCAAGCCTTCGATAAAGCCTAACGAGTTTCATTGCTCATCCCTCCAATCTTCCGGGAGCGCATACTCATTATCATCATCAGAAGGCTCGTCCTCGATTAATGAACTTCCTGAGTCATCATCTAGAAGATCAGAATTGTCAGTGTCATTCTCATCAATATCATCGCTATCGGGATCCTCAATGCCAGGATCAAGATCCTCGAAGTACAAGAATACCGAGACTTGGAAGTTATCAATGCTGACGGTGTTCTCCACGCCAGTTTCATCAAGGGGGATAATCGTCACGCTTGGCAGATTAGCATCATTGATGTTCCACAATGGCACCCCATAAACAAGCTTTTCTCCGGTAATCAGCGGATTATCGTCAGCATCGTATAGGTTGAAATAAAAGTTATCGTAGCGTTCACGATAGTCGAACTCAATGGTGAAGTTCTCGGTTCCAACCGGTAAAACCACATAATTGGGGAGATCACTTGTATCAATAATTAATTTATCTCGTAAACTCATAAGATCCCCCCTACTTGACCCTTATCTTGACGCCAACCGGTATTGATCGGTCAGCGTACTTATTCCATTTGCGTAGTTGAGCAACACTGACATTGTACTTTTGGGCGAATTTATAGTACGTGTCACCCGGCTTAGTAGTTACCGTCCTCACGGCACTCTTGCTATTTTTCTGCTTATGACCACTACCAGATTTTTTGTTAGCCTTACCCTTATTTTTCGATGAATTGGCTTTCTTTTTGACATTTGAATCAGCCCAATCCACCTTCTGTAAAGTAATGGTTAGCGGAACTTGGTTAGTCAAATAGGTGTCGTGCGGCTTGTCAATTCCCGAGATGATCGCGTGTGGGAAAGACGTTTGCCCGATCAGTGATACTTCGGCCGTGTTTTCAGCCCATTTTCTGATCCGTTCGAACTTTTTAACCAATGTTGGAACTGAACCATCTTCACCAATCAGAGCTCCGCCCACTGAAATACTTTCTGTTCCAGCCTGTGTAACCGTATTGATCGGTGTGTGTTTGATGACTGCCGTTTCATTAACGTTAACTGTTTCCGAAAAGTCTTCACTATCAGGCCATAAAATAGCGTAACTTTCTTTGCTGCCAGGGTTCACAGGCGTTATCCACGTCACATCTTTACCACCTGTTTCAGCCATCACTGCGGCGCCAATTGCTTTCTTCAGGATTGCCCGTTGTGTGGCTTTTTGAGCGGATAATGATTTGCTTTGGGCTTTTGAAAGCTTAGACTTGGCCGTAGCTTGTTTCTTTTTGAGCTTAGTTAAGGCACTATTTTGCTCTTTATAAACTTTCTTCAAGTTATCAAGTTGCTTTTTCAAAGATTGCTTTTTAGTCCTTGTTGCCTTGGCATATTGCTTAGTAACAATGGCTATCTTTTTCTTGGTGCTTGCAACCAACTTCTTTTGGTTTTTAACATCTTTAGTCGCATTTTTATAAATTCGCGTATCTTTGACAATCGTTTTACTAGTTGATTGATATTTTTGAAAATCAGACTTAGCAGAATTGAATGCCGTTTTAGCATCGGCTAAGGCTTTCTTTAAATTATTCAATGCTTTTAAACGCTCTCTAACCGTTGAATCAGCCGTCAGTGTAGGAATTGAAAATAGATAGTTAATCGATTTCGATCCATTATCATTATTATTAAACGTCACTAAAACAGCAGATCCAGTTGAATAGATTCCTTCCGGCTCATTATAGGAATACTTCATTCCATAACTGCCCGTGAGATACGTGTGCAGAAATTGTCGAGCGTTGGTCTCAACATTGAAACATCCCACCGTTGCCGGGTCACTCTTTGAGTTATAAGCCCCGCTCTGCCAAAAAACGTACGGGTAGCTTAGCGACTGCGATTGCCATGTTTGCTGCCCAATACTAAAACCCATTGCTGACAGACTAACTGTCTTTTTAGGGTTGTTTAAATTATTGGGGTCACATATACAGTAACTTTCTCCAGTGGTAAAGCCTACCAGGTTAGCGCTTGCGTCATAATTAACTCGTAAAAGATCAGGTGAATTGTAGAGCGACGTTAATGAACTCGCTTCAATTGTTGATCCTGGCTGATAGGGAAATTTACTGATTTGATAACCATTATGCCTGACAGAATCCCAGATATTTCCCGAATTGTCGATGCCAAATGAGGACCCGTGGCCCCCATTTTTAACCGTCATTTTAGAAACATACTTCATCGAACTATCCATCTGCTGATAGATTGTATCTTCTCCGGAACTATATGAAATTAAATAGCCACCACCATACGGGATGCAATACTGGGAACCGACATATGGCGACTTACCAACTATATATTGTGCCATGAGTTGATGAGCCGACTCATTTATATCGAGTCCGGCGCCATTAGCTTGATCGTCGAGGCTATCTAGATAGTCGGTATTTGCCTGATCATACGCTGCTTTGACATTATTTAAAACGGAAAGCGTTGAATTATAGGCATTTTTAGCTATATCTGCCGTGGCTGCCATTAAATAAACCCTCCTTCTCTTTTAGCCATTAAGTTGCCAAAGATTGCCTGAACCTGTTCGTTGACCTGCTTGGAAATATCATTGGCAACTTTAGTTCCAGCATTTTTATCATTAGCATTAACCGTGATATTCATGTTCAAATTGACTGTAACGTTATTACCTTTACCAGAAGTAGGTTGATGCTTATCTGGCATGTTTTTGAGTGGATTATACTTTCTCAGGTTTTCTAGAAGCGCCCGATGCATCTTCTTCTGGGATTCATTGCTGAACACCGAATTAGATACTTTACTCCGAGCATCAATCGCCGAGGCAATTAAACCATCTGCGGTCTTACGCTTAGGATTAATGGCAACCTCTGGTTCACCTTTCTTTTCGCCAAAGATAGCAGGAACACTAGACCAGCCACCATTTCTATGACCCTTTAGCACTTTATAAATGCCGCGGGCGTTACTGGTTCGCTTCCCACCAGAATTATCTTCGTTACCGCCAGATTCCCAAGTAGAGAAGAAATAGTTAGCCGCAGCTGTTGGGCTACTCATTCTTAGAGCTTTTTTAAGCATCCCAGATGCTCCTGGCTCATGTAATGCGTAATCTAATTGTCCGCCAGCATTGTTCCAGCGCATTCCATGTCTTTTCAAATAAGCACGCATTTTAGATTCTCTTCGAGAACCGCCAACGTTAGTCCATTGTCCAAGTCCTGACCCATGGTCACCACTGTTAATGGCAGAAGGGCTTAAAAGTGATTCTTGTTCCCAATTGCCTAAAACTCCGGCAATACCGGCTAATGTGGCAGCAGGATAAGCTTTTTTAATTGCCGCAGCCATTTTTTTAGCACGACTGGCAATATCTCCGTCTAAGAGCAAGTGACGCCGATTGAAACCGGCACTTCTTTTAAGGTGCTTACCAACCCATTTAAGTTGTGGTGCAATTTCTTCGCAACTAGCTTTGATAATGCACTACTATGCTTAGTGTCAGCCTTCTTATTACCATTTGAATGGCCGTGCATCTTAGTAACATCAAACCAACCATTATGCGAATAACCTCCATGCTTCCAAAGTGAACCTTTAGAAACACCAACATGGACATGCATTTCGTGACCAGCTAGGTGCCCCAAAGTAGCGATTGCTTGGCCAGTCTTTATTTGGTCACCGGTGTGAACTTTGATATTTTTGTTAGTTCCAAATTCTTGGTAGATTTCTTGATAGCCGTCATTGCTTTTGACTGTGATAATGCTACCTAAATCTTTGTAATCATTCCATGGATTACTTGTCCCAGTTCGCGTAACTGTTCCACCATGAACGGCACGAATAGCCGACCCTGCTGGCCCTGAAAAATCAACACCATCATGGATTCCTTTACCACGGCGAGCATTAAAACCATTTGATTCAGGTAGCCCCGGTGTATGTCTCCAGTTGCCACCGGCACCGCTTCCACCACCATTGCCTCGGGCATTGTCCATCTGTCGCCATACTTCGGCCGACCAAGGATTACCATATTTGGTGGTAGATCGCTTGCTTAGCCCTTTAATAGCATTCCCAAGAACTGTATTAGACTTGGAAATATTTGATGAAAATTCATTTGCGAAAGCTCTGTTCGGATGGGCATTATTTTTACTAATAATTCTGTTGAGTTCAGTGTGTGAGACACCGGAACCTTTAGCAAAATGTTGAATTCCTAATGAGCGACCTAATTTCTGAGTCTGTGAACCATTCAGAACTCGGTCACGCTTCTTTAAGGGAATCATCCTGTCATTTCCGTGCGGAATTAATAGGGAATTATTACGAATAATAGATTCTTGACGTGGACCAGACTTAGCATCATTCACGATCGCCAACTGATCATTAGAAAGCTCTCCGTTTGAACCCTTAGCGTAGTGAATGGCATTGATAACGGAACTATTACCACCAAACTGTCCAAGGACTTTATCAATTCCTTTAATACCACCATTTAACTGGTGAACAGTATTGGACATTGCTGAATGCGCGTAGTTATCCATCTTACCAAGTGCGTGACCAAAGCCTGTAGCGGTTGCCTTACCAGTTGCTACAACCCCTGACCGCATTTGATTGACTTGCCTTTGAACACCTTTTTGCATGCTGTCATAGGTCGAGATAGCCTGATTCTTAGACTTGGTCGTGTAGTGTTTAGTATCACTATTGATGTTGCGCCACTTCAACGTATTACCCTTATCAAACTGACTCAACTGCTTATATGAACCCTTTTGCAAGGCATCATAATCACTAACAGTCTGTTTCTTGATATCTTTAGTGTGCTTTGAAGTCGTTTTGCTGACTTTCGACCAAACCTGTCCACTCTTCTTACTAAATCCATCAATATCTGACTTAGCTCGTTTACCGCCAAGCTTAGTATTTCCAGTAGCATAACCAGGTAATACACGACCATATGAACCATTGAGTACCTTTTTAGTATCTCGGTGATTAAGGATTCGCTCACCGTGCTTAACATGCGTGATTTCAGGACCATTAGCACCCAACAAACGCGCTTTACGACCGTTTACTGTATATGCTAGTTCTGTGCCACCTTCGCCAACGAGAGCAGCGTGTGAGTGCATTTCTGCACCACTAGTTCCTAGTGCATTAGAAGCAAACACGTTTCCAGGAAGCTTATTAGCATCTTTACTAGCAGTTCTTTTAGATTTAGATGGATTTTTTTTGCCATTCTTCATCTGTGTGAGAAGTGAATTATTTTGTTTAAGGCCATTAGTTAAATTGCTTGCCATTGCCTTAGTTCCAAGATGACCAAGCTTGGTTAAACCACCCCAAAGATTACCCCACCAGGCACCAAAGCGGCTCCAAATGCCTTTAATTTTTCCGGTCCAGGTATTCATTTGTTTCAAATTACCTTTAACCATGGCTGAGGTCTTTTGAACGACTTTCTCATGCATAGTTTCAGCACTGTCAATGGTTCGATTACGGGTTTGACGGGCTGCTTTAACGGTATCATCACGCTCTTGACGTGCCTTTTTAACGTCTTGCTTATATTTACTTTCACTTATGGACTTTGTTACGTAACGTTCTTTGTCAAGTGCATCTTTAGTCGCTTTATATTTCTTGTCAGCAGCATTTTTAGCAGATTTGTAAGTTTTGTTTGCAGAACTTACAGTTGACTTCATCGTTTTATATGAAGACCTGATAATTGAACGAGCCTGTTGCTGAGAAATTTTCGAGGTACGATCTTTTAATCGACCGTAAATAATGGTTTCCTTGTTGGTATTATTGGTAAGTAACTTAGATACTGCCCGATTAGTTGCTGAAATAGCAGCTTCACGGCCTTTACCACCATTTTTTTCACTCCGGTTAATCTTGCTAATTCCTTTAGAAGCATTCGAATAGCGTTTATTCCAATATTTACTATCCGATTTTTCTATTGAACTAGCTTGTTTCTTAGTGATGACGCCTTCTTTAAGCAGCATCTGAACGCGCTTGTTAGATGATAACTTTTCGGAATTTGTATAAGATTTTAAGCCTCTGCGCATATTGCCATAAACATTTCGGTTAATCTTCGATCCGGTTCCCTTGGATACGGTAGCCCAGTTATCATTAGCTTTATCAAATGAAGATGTAAATGACTTTAATTCTTTATCTCCAAACTTATCTAAGCCAAGAGTAACTCTTCGATGATGAACTTTGTTATTAGAATTTTTACGGGCGTTCATAGCCTGTTGATAACCAAGACCATTAGCTGCTTGTGCTTCTGACCCTTGAAGACCCGCTCCGGACTCTCCGGGAACTGATTCTTTCCTTTTGGTCCCGTCAATGTTGCCACCCTTAGCTAAATTCTTTATATATTTGCTTCCAGCAATATATTTAGCAACAGAACCACCAACAGACGATCCAATCATGGCAACCAATGGATTACCACCACTTAGTGCAAGACCCAGGCCAGCACCGACAGCATTACCGCCGGCTTGCCACATTTGACTACCGCCTTGTTTACTATCTACACCTTTTTTAAAAGCACTTACAGCATGTCCACCTATTTGTAAACCGATAGTGGCATAGGACATCCCTTTGAGCAATCTATCACTGCTTAAGGAACTAGTAGCTGCACCGAATCCTGATTGTGCAAAATGGGTACTGCCTGAACGAGTTGAACTAATTGGCCCCTTTCTTCCAGTAACTCTTGAGCCAACTTCAGCCTGTTCAATATCACTAGCTTCCGAAACAGCACGGGAGGTCAGAGAAGCACGCGATTTACTACCACCCATTCCGAGCATGCGTCCAGATAACCCTAGGAGTCCTTTGCCAACTTTTAAGCCTCCCCATACTCCAGCGAACGCAGCGGCATATCCAGCAGCTTTTTTAATTGGAGATGGAAGACCGATAAGAACTTTAAGGAACTTGTTAGTAACGCCTAAAGCTTTGGTAAACAAAGGCAGTACCGTTTTAGTGAATCCCATCCCCATGATATTCACGTATTGCTTGAAGACATCAATCTGATTTTTCCAAGACTGCATATTCTTTTTGGCAAGCGATTGAATGTACCCACTCTTACCATACTTTTGAGCACGACTAACCTGACCGGTTAATGATCTTAATTGTTTAGTATTATTGGCCAGGATTAAGCCTGATTCTTGCCCAGTTGTGCCAAAGAACATGCGGAAAACATTAAACTTATCGGCTGAACTCATTCCAGCAGTTGCTTTCTTAAGAACGTCCATGTTATCAGCAAGTGTTTTAACTTGACCATTGGCTTTTTGAAAATCTGATGGCTTAAGCCCCAGGGCTGACATAACTTGTCCTTGTTGAGACTTAGCAGCCATATTAGGCGCGGCAAACGAATTCATAACCTTACGTAAACCAGTACCAGCAATGGAACCATCTTGTCCGTTATTTGAAAGAACACCGACGCCAGCGACGGTTCTGGCAAGCCCTTGATTAGAGCTATGGGCAGTTGCACCAACATATCTCAGCGCGTTTCCCATACCTTCGAAGTTTGTGGCAGTTAGATCTGATCCATATGCCATTTCGTTCAGAACTTTCTTGGTGTAGGCAGCCATCTTCCTCCTTGAATTACCAGCTTTAGTTTTATAGCCAAACTGTTCAAGCGTAGGAGCACCATAGTTAACAACCGAATTATATGGATCACCAGAAGCTCTCGCGGCTTGCAGGAAGTATTTATGTGATGCTAACTCCTGTTTTCCGTTATAGCCTCGACGAATGAGTTCTTCGCCACCTTTGGCCATCGCTGTTGGTGAAACACCATACTGTAGTGCAAAACGGTTGTTTTCTTTCTGCATTGCTGCAGTTTCACGCTTCGATTGAGAAGTTGATTCCCCACCAGTCTTTAATAAGTTTTTGATAGTAATATACTTATTCTGCAAATTCGTAGCTTCGTTTGCTGATTTAAGAAATGCGGCTCCAACCATCCCTGCACCCATGGCAATTTGCGAGCTGATGTTCACAAAATCGTTGCCGGCATCATAAAGATTCCTGAAAGATCTAGTTGTTTTACGGCCACTTCTGCTTAGATTATCAAATGACGACTTACCTTTTGTACCGAACCTTTGAACACGTGTATTTGCATGATCAATATCACTACTTGTTTGCTTGAGATTTGTCTTTACTTTGAAGTTTGCCTCTTTAGGCAAACGTTTAAATGAGTTTCTGGCTTCCTTGGAAGTATCAGAAAAAGCCTTGCCGATTTGCTTCGCGGATTCACGAGAGCTATCAGCAAGGCCTTTTAGACGATCATTTATTTTATCTGTATCGCTTATAAGGCTATCAGACATTTTCTTCGATTTAGAAATTAAGCTTTCATATTTATCTTCAAACTTGGTCAATCCCTGAACCGACATGCGATCGCCAAAATGGGAAAGTTGGTTGTTGGCCTCACGGCTTGATCTGATAAGCCGATCCATCTTGTCATTCGCACGATCAATCGCATCCATGTTTTCTGATACAACTCGGAATCCAACTTTGGCACTTCTTGCGTACCCCATGTTAGAATCCTCCTCGCATTTGTGACTGTACTTCCATGCGCTTAGAAATCGCCCAATTGAAGACAGACAGTTCATCAGCATTCATATACTTAATTGGCCGAGGCAGTCCGCTTTCTAACCCATTATAGATATAAGCAGTCCAGCCAATTGATTGAGACGTTGATTTATTAATTAATGCCTCAAGATCCGTTTTACGAATAAAGTGATTAGTTAAGTTCTTGCACAAGAAACCGGTCAGCTTCTGAGCAAACCTTCATAACGCCAGAATGGTTTTCCCAGAATTTCCAACTCATTTTTTCCGGTTTTCCGCCAACAGTGGGCGTACCAATAAGCGGATTAAGTCCAAGATCATCGTTACCGTTAATAAAGGCATCCCAGTAGGCATGACGACTAACATCTGCCAAATCAGTAAATTTAACTGCTTGTTCAACACCTGGAAAATTGAAAGGATACTTAATGTTTTGCTTGGTCTTTTTGTCCCAAAGGGTTACAGAGCCAACAATCATGCCATTTCGTTCAGTTCTAACCAATTTTGGTTCCTTAACAGGTGTCTCGGTAGCCTTTTTAGTTGTTGACTTAGTTTTAATTTCTTCTGTCATTTCAAACATTCTCCTTTATTTATCAATTGAATATAAATTTGTTTATGCAGTAATCGGGTCAACTTGCAATACAGAAGCCTTAAAGACTACAGAAACACTTGGATAATCAGCGTTAAGAGTTGTATCAGTAGGACGGGTAATTCGTGCACTATCTGTATGGAAGTGAGCAAAGCTTGATGTTACTGATACAGGGACGCCAGTCAAATTGTTGGCCAAGTCAATGAGATGAGCATAATTGGCAGCATTAGGATCAACACTAAACGTAAACGTACCAGAATGATCATGGTTAATGGCTGATTTACCATTACCATTATTATCAACCGAATCAGTAACGTTATCGTTGTTCCAAGCAATAGCTACTTTATCGCCAGTGCCAAAGTCAGTAAATGGGAGGCCATCAATTTGAACTGACACTTCCCAAGGGTCAAATGTATGTTGAGTAAGTTTCATTTTCTACGTCCTCCTATAAATCGATTTCGCCAGAGATATACGCATCGTCAATCGCATCGGCTGGATGGTACTTCCAGGACAACCCGCGGTAAATCCGTTGAGAAACATCCACGTCCTTCATGTCCTCACGAGGTAACGCGGTGACATCGTAGTCCGGCTTGCCATTTGCTTTTTCACCAACGCCACCATTCCGATAGAGTTGATCAAAGACGCTCTCAACGCCCGACTTAAGCAAGTTAATACCGGTGTTATCATAAGAAATTTTAGGATTTTTAACCATGATTTCAGTAAGCTTCTTGTTGCTATGCTTGATAATAAAATCACGTCCAAGAAGCATATCGATATAGTCGCCACTTAACGTCTTGCCATCACGCACAATTGGCATTCCTTGAGCATAGTAGTAAGTGTTGATGTTACCTTCGGTGTAAGGTGTCAGTTGATCCTGTTGGAATGACAGTTGATCTTGTGGTAAGACACTTTCATCCAATCCCGATGTATTAGCGACATCGAAACTGCCAACGGGTAAAGAGCCAACGGCTCCAATCGTTCCAGATGAAAGAACATTAGCATGTGTATCGTCGGTATGGGCTTTAAAAGCAATTGTATTAACATTTGATGCGTAGGCAGCCGTATCGGAAATATTATCCACATCCACGGCTAAGATACCGGTGTTCTGCGCCTCAATATAATTTGAAAGCGCCGGAATTTTACTTTTATCGATTCCTACTGGAATCAAATACTCATCCCCGGAGTTATAGAATTTCTTAACTGCGGAAATTAGATTAGTTGAATCAGCCATAATATTTTTCCTCCTAAAAAGGAATTTTACGATTACTCGCAAAACTCCTCATGTTAGATATTCATTATTTAATTCACTACTTTTTTGCTGCTGAAGAAGCAGGTGCTACTGTGCAGTAAATCCATCATCCTCATGATACAGTTACATCACAAGTTGCTGTAAACCCACCATCCTCAGTTGTGGCAATAATCTGAGTGTGGCCGGCTTTAACATATGAAACCTTGCCAGATTTATCAACCGTCGCAATGCCTTCATCTTTAGATGAAAATGATACATTTTTATTAGTGGCAGTGGTAGGTGTAACTTTGGCCGTTAATTGTTCATTACCGCCGGTATGTCCTGAAATGGATGTTTTATCAAGGGTGACGCCGGTTACTGGGTTCAAATTAGCGATTACTGTAACTTCAGTAGTAGCGGTAATATCATCATTAACCCCAGTCTTAAAGGTAATAGTAGCGTGACCAGCAGACTTATAAACAATTGTGAAACTGCCATCTCCATTTGGTGAAACGGTCGCTACATCGGTATCACCTGACGTTGCCGTTACATTCTTTTCGGTGGCGGTTGCTGGCAAAAGAGTCGTTGTAACTTTACCAGTTTGACCGACGACGCCTGAGATTGAGGCATGATCAACCGTTAAACTAGTTGGCGATACATAGGTATTTTGGGCAACTGCTTTCACTACCAGAATTGCTTCCGGGGGGTTAGAGCCACCAAAAGCCGCCTTAGCATGCTTATAAACTAATGAGTCGGGATCAAAATCATCACCGACTTCTCGAAGATCGTTGTACTGAGTTTGAGTTGCTTCAGTTACATGGGAATCTTCAATCAAATACTTTGGAATTTGATCCCCAAGTTCCTTGACCTTTCGAACAGTCTTTACTGAAGTATGCACTGGGCCAAGTGGTTCATTTGTAATAGGCATTATAATTCCTCCTAATTCTTCGTAATCTTTTCATTGTTGCTATCGATGGCTTCAATAGTTGGCAGATCAGATTCAAAGTTACGCTCTAATCTAATCTGTAAGTCAAAACCATACTGCTGTTCTGAATTGTTAATCCCAATCACGCTTCTATCCTGCGGATCAAGAATGGCAACGATAATAATTCCGCGTTGCTTAACCTGATAATGAATTTCTGGATCACGTAAATTGGCTTGGAGATTATCCATTATATCAAGTGCCCTGGTTTCGGTTTCGGCATGAATAGTGATTGAGATATGGGTATCAACCGGTTCATGCATGGGATACATATGTTGAACCGGCATAACCAGACTGCCACGGGGATGCACAGTAATAAAAGGCAATGTTGGCTTCGTGCCAAGTGAATAGTCTTCAATTACATGTTTTTCATCAAGATTGGTCAAAGAACGGATCGTTTGTCGCATTGTTGCGATTGCTTCCGTCCAGTTGATGGTTCGCTTCATCGCTATTCACCTCTTGACTGTTAGACCGCAGATAGTAGATACAAGCATCAGACATGCCATAATAGGGATCCTTACCAACAACCTGTAAACATTCCCAGTTCTGATCATCATTGCCGGTTTTAATGGCAACGATCGTCCCAAACGGAACGTCCTGAAGTGAGTACCATTCATGGCTGCAATTAATGCTCTTACCGTCTCCAGTTAGGATAATTTGATTAGCATTAGCATTCGGACTAACTGGAGCGATTGGCTCACTGACGTCAATATAAGGCTGCTCACGGAAATTAGTTCGTAAAAAGTCGCCGGTTAAGGTTATTCCGCCGTCTTGATACGACGTATTCCGATAGATTCGAATTGGAATGCCGTAACGCTTAATCAAATTTCTTTTTATAAACTTCAAATTTCTATCACCTTACATCCGATTGATTTGTGCAATGCACCCGTATCAACAAGCGGATCGTCTTTACCCTTATTCTCGATGGTTATTGGCGCGTTATGCGGCGTAACTTTAAGCTTGATTTCATCTTTGATCCGTTGTTGAATTAATCGACCCACATCTTCATACAGTTCATAAGCCGTTAATTCACTATTCATGATGCGACTAAGGTCACGTTCAACAAGCTCATTGATGCGAAACATCCCTAAGTCAATGCCATCTCTAAGAAATGAGCGTTCAGGGATTTTAACGTGCTTAAGCTTATAGAAGCTCCCATCTTTCATCGGAATGACCAAATATGGACCGTTCTTAGGATAAATCTCAGCACCAAATTCATTGACAGTAGCAATCATCTGTAAAAAGGCCAGTGACTTATTGCCAACTGGGATCATGACACCAACTTCCACGCGGTAATGATTGAGGGCTCTCAGTTCCTCTTTAATTTTGGGGAAATTATTGTCATCAGAAAATAGTTCAGCCAAGTTTAATTCGCCACCTTGAATGTCCATATCGGCTCAGTAGGTCATTTAGCAACTCTTCCCAATGATTAGTCGCATTACCATTGTATTGGGTGTGTAAGTCCTTAAAATTATCCACCAGGATACCTTTGCCAAGGTCAGAATTGATCCAAATCAGTGATAGAATCTTCATTTCCATGGCTTGGTTCCAAACAAACTGATCAGTAGGAATGTTTAGTGGTTTAAGCAGGCCATAAGCAATTTTAAGTAAATCATTTAATGCATCATCGCTTACATCAACATCTGACAGCCTTTTAACACTGGCAATGACCTCACTTTGGTCAAATGGATAGTCCATATGATCACCTTCTACTTGGATCCTTTAAAGATAATGATATCTTTACCAGGAGTGAGATCGGATTGTGGATAGATCCGATTCAAGTTGGCTAATTTACGAGTTGTCGTATTGTTGGCGGTTGCGATTGCCCACAGCTCATCGCCTGGCTGTACGGTATAGCAAACATTGCCATTTTTAGAAAAATTCTTGGATGTATCAATTTGATCTGGGAACATAAGCTTTCCTCCTTATTTCAAATCATAGTGTGCTGAGTTACTGGTTACGGTTGGTTTTTCAGCTTCCTGCGGCAAATTATTTACCCGCCAAAACATCAAGAATAAAGACTTGTTTGGCCACCGTAATTGTGGGCACAAACTTCTCATCAACAATTGTTTTAACCGTTACTGGATCATCACTGGCTTTGGTTAACAAGGAAACCCCTGTGTCGAATAGAGCAACGCTTCCCATTCCAGCAGTACCAGATAAATTTTCTTCAGGCGTTTCAACAAAATTCATCTGGCCAACCGGTGCGTTGGCACTTCCTGGAAGAAAAATAATTTTACCATCAGGAATGAACTTCTCGAACTTGCCGTTATTATTCCATCCCTTGTCATAAACGACTACTGACATCCCCAGGACTGCCGAGAACCATTGAACAACCATTGGCTGAGTAAGAATATTACCTTGTGGTGATACAGAACCCGTAAAAATAGTATTATGGAGTGCCTCGTTATGCATCAGTGTGTACATCGTTGCCGAGTTCATCAGCGCCCGATTTAAAGCTGTTCCTGACTTCTGTGCCGCGGTATCCTTCACAGACTGAACATCATCGTAAGGATTAGATGCAGCATCAGTCCACGGCTTGGTTGCTTTAGCACTCTGGTATTTTTCATATCCGTAATCTGCCACTAGGTTCCCAATAGTTAATTTACCGTTCAAGAGTGCCTGAATTGCGTAATATTCGCGTGTAAAGCGAGCTCGAATAAGCAAATTAGCTTGATCATCATACAGCTTCTTGGTAATGGTCAAAATAAGGTTCTGATCGTTAGAACCTAACGCGTTGTTTAAATCTTTGAAATCAGTTTCGTTAAGATTTAATGAGTTCTTAAATTTGTAAGTCGGCAGTGTGCCCGTGGAAAGTGAACCACGTTCAACTGGCAAAGCTACTGAATCTTCTTTGGTATAATCTAACGGTGCTGGATAAATATCCTGACCATTAAGCAGCTTAACATTGTCAGCTTTTTGCTTAGTTGGTGTAAATAGAGCTTCCATGAGATAGGGAGCTGTATATTCTGGATTGCTATTCCAATATCCTTGTAAATAGTTTGCTTGAAGCAAATCAAATGGTGTTGTCACGATATCACATCTCCTTATCGATTAATTAACTGAATACCTGGTGTTTTACCAGCAACTGCCTGCAAATCAGTCACAACCGTACTATCAAGCCGATTTTGGCGCAGATAAACATTATCAAACCAAATCGTTACGTCAGCATCGCCAGCAGTAACATCAGTATCAGCAGCGATTACGCCAGCAAATACTTGACCACCCCCACCAGTAAACTTAGAAAGTTTAGTCGTGCCTTTGGATTGATCGGCACTCAACCAGTCGGACTTTGCACCAACTGGCGTACCTTGTAGGAGAACCTTTTTGCCACTAGGATTAGCGCTAACGGTTGAACTATCAATTGTCCCCGGTAAGCCAACAGTTAAGTCGGGTCTTACTCGAGGATCAGAATTAGCAAAATATTGTTGTACCATCCTGTTTCACCTCATTTATTATTTTTGATCAAAAAACTTACCCTTAAATCGGTTAGGGTCTCCAAGGGTATTTTTGGCAACAATCTCACCAAAGCTCGGAGCTTCAGTAGTTTGTTGCTGATTGCTTTGTGGAATGTTGTTATTTTTAAACATGTCCTGCTTTGTCTTTTTAACGACGCGATTAAGTAAATCCTTGAAGTTGTCAACATTGTGTTTAGTCGCTTCTGGATCATCACTAATAAGTGTCTCAACATCCTCATTGGTAAATTGGTAACCGGTATCTTTAAGCTGATTGAGTACCTCGCTACGCATTTCTGATCGATTCTTCTCAGCCTTGAGCTCTTCATTCTCTTTAAGAATTTCATTGATTTTCTCTTGCTGTTTTTCATCGTCAGTCATTTGGGCGTACTTTTCGGCACTACTCTTGCCGACCTTTTTTCCTTCTTCAATGCCTTTTTTGCGGGCACGAAATTCACGATCTTTGAGCAATTTATCAACTTCGGTTTGCGTAAACGTCTTGTCATTGCTACTGTTATCGCCATTATTATCATCAGTGTTGTCATTTGACGATGTGTCATCATTATCAGCTTGATCACTATTACCATTAGTATTTTGATTGCTTTGATTCTGATTGGCATTATTGGTGACAGTGTCGACAAGATTCTTAATAAAGTCTTGAGATGGTTGGCCGTTTTGATTACCAGAGTTTGTTGCGGTATTGTTGTTGGCATTCTGGCCACCTTCGCCACTTTCTTCACCTTGTGCACCAGGTTGGGATTGGCTACCTGCTTGGCCAGCATCAGCAAAATACTGCAAGTCCATGTTTAATTTATCTGATTCCATGTGTTGCCTCCGTTTATAGCCTGTCGGCTGTTAATTCCTTGCGCAGTTTAATGTCTTAAGCATGTTTGGGACAAAATAAAAAGCAATGAAGTTTTTACTCATTGCTCATCATTACTTGTTTGATTTTTATTTGAATGGTCAACTGCTGCTATGGCGCCAGCAACGCCTAATAATGGAACTAACGAAACGTGTGCTATTTTGGTGCAACGACAGTTAGGGTGGGAGTCATCAGGGATGCTTGGAGAGTTTGCATCATTAACGGCATAGGGCCCATCTTCAGCAATTGCTTCACATATATCACACGCTCCTGGTTGAGTTACCCAATCGAAGTAAGCAATTCCTTGCGACCTAAATACCTGCGTTGTCGCTCTGTCTAAAACGCGCGCCCGTTCAGTAACAATCATGCGTCTGATATAAGCATCATTAGTTTCAAATAAGCCAGTTATCGTCTGTGGTTTAGCCGTACGAATACTCGGAAATAACTGGTTGACATCTGCTTGTTTTAATCCAGCTCGCAATGATTTAGCCACTAATGATTGGACGTTGTTAACGAGGTTATCGTTGTAGAGCCAGATGTTGTCGCTCCATTGATTGCCATTAATTGTTGTACTGATGATCTTTTCGGAATTGCGTAAGATTTCTCGCTTAGTAATGTTGGCTTCTTTCACGACATCCGCCCCAGCCTTTTTAGCTAAACGATCGTTATTGAATTGACGACTAACGTCCCGTTTAAAATCACTGTTTAACGTTCGACCAAGTGATTTAATCGTAGCGATGGTAGCACCGGCAATGCTGAACCCAATTAAAGAATTCAAAGTATGATACCGATCAATTGGTGCATTCCTGCTATATTCTTTAAATCGGTTTTGAGATTGAGAATCAGCATCCTTAAGTGTCGCCCTTTGAAAATGAAGCAAACGACGTCTATCAGCATCGGAATCCCGTTTTAACAGCTCAACGTATTTTAATAGACCGGCTACTCCGTATTCAGCAATGAAGAAATTAAGATGATCCTCAATTTCTTGTAATGCCACTTGATAGGCATCATGAACTCGACCATATAATTCTTCATCACTCTTAAGTAGTTTAGCAATATATTTTTCTCTTGGGCTGAATTGATGGGCTTCATGATGCATCATCCTTAGTAGGTGACGTGTCATTTTGACTATTATTAATATCACTATATGGATCCGGCATTCGTTTCTTGTTCTGCTCAGCCTCTTCATCTTGCTCAGCCGAAATCTTCTGCATTTCTTTCTTCGCATCTGGAACGTTTGAAAGTGACGCAATGGCTGTCTCACGTGAGGTAGTTGATTGTAATTCGTTAGCTGTCTGTGCTTCAGCTAGTAAATTATGCGGAATGGTGAAGTTAAACGTATACTCCAAATTGTCGACATCATTAACGTCAATTCCTTGAGCTTGTAATGCACATGCCCAAATTTGAGTAAGGGCCTTTTTCATCTTAGTCTCTTTATTGAGCGCCTTAATCTTCATCGAATGAATTTTAAAATCAAGTGCTTGTGCGGCTGATGTACTGAAATCGATATTGTCTAAATTCGGAATCTGTGCGACCTGATAAATAAAGTCCGTATCATGCTGAATCTGGTTCTCTTGTAATTGATCCCCAGTCGGTTTTTCCATAAATTCCGCATCCGGTGTTGGCAGCGCCTTTGACTCATCAGTATCGGCCCAGGCTTTATCCAAATAAAGATTCAGAATCCGGGAGCTTTTGATTTCTTCTAATTGATCATCATCGAGCTCAGAATTAATCACTTTCAAAACACTAGCAGCAAACGAATCCGAATCGTTGGCCTTGGCACTCATGGCGCTATCTAAATCATCGACCAGGCTAATCAGATCATCAAACACGCCGATCCGTTCCTCGTTATCCATAATTTCTGCCATTGGTAGTTGATCAAATGGGTGTGCTAACTGATCATCCACTCCGGTGTCTGGATCAGGCTCTTCATCAAATGTTAATGAATCGTTAGTGGTAGCTGAATTGCTGAACGGCACGGTATCATTGACCTCAATTAATTGCCCATGTAAAGACTCATTGCCTTTATTGTCTGGATAGTAACTATAGGTAACGCCAAATAGCGGCTTATCTTGAATTGTATTGTCATAAACCATAAACGTATTGAGAGGATCCAGGAAAGTGATATAGGGATAAGCATTTTCGTCAGTGTAAAGATACAGATATGCGCGTCCATACACGCTTGACCATTTAGAAGCTTCCGTAAACACATCATCCAAGACTTGATGTTTAGTCATTGCCGTGATCAAGTCATTAACTTTGTTGCTCTCCGCTGTCGCTTCTTCTGATGGATCCTGATAAGCAATATCAATTGGCGTCCCGATAAAATAACCGTTGAATGAGTCAACAAGCTTCTTAGGCATGTTAACAATTCGACGGTTGTCTGGATCACCATGTGGCGTTGGTTTGCGATTAAGAATGTTGATGTGTCGGCCTTTGTAATATTGGCGCTTCATAACGTAAGTTGGCATCAGCATTGTTCGATGCAATTTAATCATGTTGAATAAATCATTGGGATTGTCTTTAATTTTTTGACTAGTCGGAATAATGAAAAAACATCGTTATACGTCTAGATAAGCACTGCCAGACAGATTAAACGGTGTTATCAATTTGTCCAATCCCATTTTCGAGGCATCCCGCCGGAAATAACGTATCTTGAATATTAGGATATACTTTTTGTAAAAATTTCACTAATTTTCATTCATTAAATACCTCGCTTAAACAATTTAACTTGGCATTGATATGCGGAATCAATCTTCAAATCCCAGCTTACGAGCATTA